AATTAATTAGGAGTAAATATGGCTTATCCAACCGTTGCAGCACCATATGGTTTTAAGCCCGTAAACCTAATTGGTGGTCAAGTTTTTTCTGGATCAACACGTAATTATACAATCCAAAATAACTACAATACATCAATTTTTTACGGTGACTTTGTAACACTCACTAATGGTTTAGTTACTCGTGCAGCTATTACAAATAGTACATCTGGTAAACAAACTATCGGTGTGTTCTTGGGATGTTCTTACACAAACCCAACAACAAAACAAAAATTATTTAGCCAATACTACCCAGCTAATACAGCTGCTGGTGATATTCAAGCTATTATTTGTGATGATCCTGATACAGTATTTAAAGCTGTGTTAGTAAATTCTAGTGGTTCTACTACACTAGGTTCAGCATCACAAGCTATTGTTGGTTTAAATTTAGCTGGTTCTGATCTTGCTGGTAATACAAATACAGGCGATTCATCAAACGGCTTAGTAGCTCCAACTGCTACACCTTCAACAGGCTTACCTTTCCGTGTATTAAGTTTAGTACCTGATACAGCTACAGCTACTACAGCTACAGGCTCTGTTTCAGCAGGAACAACTATTACATTAACAGGTACAGGTTTAACAACAGCAATTCCACAAGGTGCAGATGTATCATATGTATCTAATGGACAAACTGTTCAAACTGGTGCTTTTGTAGCAAACTCAGGCGGTTACGCTGCTGGTACAACATCGATCACTGTTGACAAATCGATCACAATTCCAAGCGGTTCAACCATTGTATTCACGTCATACCCAGAAGTACTTGTGAAAATCAATTTCGGTATTCACAACTACTACGCAGCTTAAGGAGTAATATAATATGGCTATTTCTCGTGCCCAGCTACTAAAAGAGCTATTACCAGGCCTTAACGCTTTGTTCGGTCTTGAGTATGCTCGTTATGGTGAAGAACATAAAGAAATCTATGAAATTGAGACTTCAGAACGTTCTTTCGAAGAAGAAACAAAACTTTCAGGCTTTTCAGCAGCTCCTGTTAAAAACGAAGGCTCTGCCATCGCTTATGACAATGCTCAAGAAGCTTGGACTGCTCGATACAATCATGAGACTATCGCTCTTGGTTTCTCAGTTACTGAAGAAGCTATTGAAGATAACCTTTATGATTCATTATCAGCACGTTACACAAAAGCACTAGCTCGCGCTATGGCTTATACAAAACAAGTTAAAGCAGCTGCTGTTTTAAATAACGGCTTCAATGCAGCTTTCACTTATGGTGACGGTCAAGCATTATTCTCTACAGCTCACCCATTGGTGAACGGTGGTACTAATGCGAACACTCCATCAACTCCAGCAGACTTAAATGAAACAGCTTTAGAAAATGCTGTTATTCAAATCGCTGCATGGACTGATGAACGTGGTCTCTTAATCGCTGCTAAACCTAAAAAGCTAGTTGTTCCACCAGCATTACAATTCGTTGCTACACGTTTACTAGACACAGAACTCCGTGTTGGTACAAATAACAACGACATCAATGCAATTAAGAACAACGGTTCTGTTCCAGAAGGTTATACAATTAACCACTTCTTAACAGCAACTAATGCTTGGTTCTTAACAACTGATGTACCTAACGGCATGAAAATGTTCGTTCGTACACCATTGCAAAACTCAATGGACGGTGACTTCGACACAGGTAATGTTCGCTACAAATCTCGTGAACGTTATTCATTCGGTGTATCTGATCCACTAGGTGTTTACGGTTCATACTAATTGAACCTTTAAGAAGACCCCGCCTTAAAGAAGCGGGGTTTTTCTTTGCCTGTTATTCATGATTTTCTCTATTCCACAGGGAAATCTTAAGAGTATTATGTAGTTATACACACGGTGTGTATTGAAAAAAAGAACAATTGATCTACTAAGGAGAACAATATGTGGACAAAACCAGCTGCAACAGAAATGAGATTTGGCTTTGAAGTAACTATGTATGTTATGAATAAGTAAGTAAGTAAATTAGGGGCTTAAATGCCCCTTTTTTATTGCTTTTATTTTAAAATATAGTATTATACCTATAACTGGGTGATACTCTTATCGGACTGCCCCAGCAGACGATGCAACGATTGATAAGAGAAACTTTTGCATAAGGAAACTTATAATGGCTCGTTCTACCTTTGAAGGCCCGATTTTATCTGGCGACAACCGTTTTGGTCCACAACGTGATGTGGGCTACACTGACTTAGTTCAAACTGCATTTTTAGACTTTTCAGTTACATCTGCTAATACCTCTAACTATGGTGGCGCATCTGGTGTATTTGTAGCATCTAATAACATTCCTAATAGTAAAGCTACTATTTGGACACCACAAGCTGGTTCCTATAGCGCAACTGGACCAACAGCAGCATCAGCACCTACAGCTGACGCAACAACACTTGTATATCGTGGCGTATCATTCTTGATTCCACAAGGTTCAAATATTAATGATATTTTTATTGATGTTGGTACTATTCCTAAAGATACTGCTGGTACTCCATTAGCTGTTACAGCAATTCAACCATATGTATCAAATAACTTTGCAACATCTTCAGGTGTATATGCAACATTTGCTAACATCTCTAGCCCAGCAACACAAAGATACAATGCAACATTTGTTGGTACACAATTATCTAATGCTAACGCTACATTACAAGATGTACAAAACTTACAACCTGGTACACAACCTACATGGTTCTCACAAGTTGTAGTTACACTAGCAATGACTACATCAACTGCTGGTTTATCATCTGGTCAAATTGAAGTTACAATTCGTTATAATCAAACTGACCCAAATATTGGTAGCAGCACAACTTATCCATATGGTAATTTTGACTAATAATCCCTAGGAGGGGTGAAATATCCCCTCTTTTGTTTAAACTTTAGGAGAAAATTATGTCAGGATGGAATATAGTAAATAGACTGTTTGGGAATAATAACCCAGGCAATCAAGGTACTCAAACGCCTACACTACCTTTATATGGTATTGATGGTGCAATGGAAACAGTTGCTTCACAACGATTAAGAGATGTTGTTGGTAAGTTAAAAGTATCTCAATCTCAAAATATATATGATGCAGACTTTGAATATGGAGTACAACCCTTACGATGGGAAAACTTTATTCAAAACGTATCTGGTCAAGCATATATAGTTCAAAATCCAGGTCTTGGTGGCGTATCTATGAATATCGGTGGAGGTAATACTCCAGGTGATGTTACCATTCGTCAGTCTCGTCCATATCATCGATACCAACCAGGTAAAACGATGTACATGGCATCAAACGTAAACTTTGGTTCTTCTGTATCTGGTCAAACACAACGTGTTGGTATTTTTGATGATTCCAACGGTATTTTCTTTATGCAGACTGGTGCTGCTACAACTACAAACCCATATTCTATGTATGTAGTAGTTCGTTCAGATTCTGGTGGTACCCCAGTTGATACAATAATTCCACAAGAAGCATGGTCAAACCAAGCATTAGCACAGTCAATTGATTGGACAAAAGTTCAAATGATTTGGCAAGAATATGCATGGTATGGTGCTGGTGCATTACGTTGGGGTGTTGTTCTAAATGGTGAACCATATATTCTTCATCAAATTGGTACAGCTAACTCAAACTTTACAGGTTCTCCTCAATTAAAACCGTGGAGCCGTACAGGTAACTTACCAGTAAGATATGAACAACGTGATAATGGATCTTCTGCTCAATCACTTATGACTCACTATGGTGTTTCAGTATTGATTGAAGGTCGTATTGATACACAACGTGGATTTACATATTCATATGGTAATGATGCTATTACACAAAATCGTTCAGTTCCAGCAAGTTCAATTCGTTATCCAGCTATGTCATTCCGTATGCGTTCTATGGGTGCTGATATATTTGATAATACTAATGCAGCAGCAACAGGCGGTTCACCTACATCATTAACGATTAGTGCAGCAACCCCTACAATTTCATCTGTAGTGGGTCAGCCAAATGGCGGTCAAGCATTATTAACTTTTGGTTCAGCTCATGGATATGCAGTAACTAATCCAGCTAATGCTAATATCCCAGCACAGTATATTACTTTAAGTTCGTTTACCGAAGTAGGTACATCTGCTTCTGGTGGCTTTAGTTTTAGTGGTACTACATTAACAATATCAACTGTAACAAGTGGTGCGTTCCAAACAGGTCAAACACTATCTGGTACAGGTATTGTAGGTACACCAACTATTGTATCTCAATTAACATCTACAGGATCAGCAGTAGGTTCACAAGCTTATGCAAGTGGTGGCGCATCTGGTTCAAGTGTTGTTACATTAGCAGCAGGTACTTCATTTGCAGTGGGTCAATTAATTGCAGGCACAGGTATTCCAGCTAATACATTTATAGCAGCAGTTAATGGAGCTACAATTACGGTTACTAAAGCATTTACTGCTCAAGTTTCAGGTACAGTAACTTCATATGCTCCTGGTGGTGTTGGTACATATCAAGTAAGTTCTTCACAAACTACATTTGCAGCTACATTAACAGCAACAACTACATATGCAGCTCAAACATATTTGATTCAGTCAGTACCTACAACAACTACAATGATTTTACCAATCCAATTAGCTAGTGGAGTTACAGCAACAACTAACCCTACTGGAACATATTGGGGTACAAATCAATGGGTAGGTAAGTTTGTTTATTACCAAGCTAGTTTGCCAGCTATTAGCGGTATTGCAGCAGCTACAAGTTCTACTATTGCGGGTTTAACAACTTATTCAGTAGTTATTACATTTGCATCTGCTCATGGTTTAAAACAAGGTGATGTGATTACAATTTCTGGTTCTACTCCAACTACTTATAATGGTATTTGGTCAGTAAATATCCCAGCAACTAATCCAACCACTACAATATCAATTAATATTGGTACTACAACACCTGGTGCTTATACATCTGGTGCAACTGCAACTAGCCCATATACAGCACGTATTACATCTAATACAACTTCTGCCTTAACATTTGGTGATGTTGTAACAGGTAATCCGTTAGCTAATGGCCCTGCATCTGGAAATACATACCAAATTGGTTTGATTGATCGTGGTCAGTTATTACCAGTAACATTACTACTTAATTCATCTGCAACATGTTTAGTTGAGTTGATTTCTAGTACACCTACTAACCAATTATCATTGCAAAATGCTAACTTTAAGCAATTAAGTACTTTAGGTTCTTACAATTCATTTGCTGAACAAGACTTAGCAGCTATTCAATGTTCTGGTGGTGAAGTTGTGTATGCATTCTCTACTCCACCCAATGGTTTGCAACAGCTTGATTTAAGTAATTTCTTCCCTGTATTAACTAACATTAAAGGCAATGTAGCTGATATTCTTACAGTAGCAGTTACTTCTTCTGCTGGTGCTACAGTACAGGTTAACGTAATTGCTCAGGAGGCTATGGCATAATGTTAAGTCACATGCATGAAAGTACTAAACAAATTGTAGATACCGCATCAACTATTACAGTCGTAGGAACTATTTTAAATTGGTTACCAGCAGCAGCCGCTTTATGGACTATTGTATGGACAACGATTCGTATTTATGAAACTAGGACTGTTCAAAAATGGGTAGAGCAATTTAAAAATGCCAAGTAAATCAGCTAAACAACATAAACTTATGGAGGCAGTGGCTCACAATGCTGCCTTTGCTAAAAAAGCTGGCATACCTCAATCAGTAGGTAAAGATTTTGCATCTGCTGACAAAGGTAAGAAGTTTAAAAAAGGTGGCGTATCATTAGCCGTAGGTCGTGGCGAAAAGCTACCAGTATCGAAAGGTGCTGGACTTACAGCTAAAGGTCGTGCTAAATATAATGCCGCAACAGGATCTCATTTAAAAGCTCCTCAACCACAAGGTGGTCCTCGCAAGAGATCATTTTGTGCTAGGATGTCTGGAATGCCTGGTCCTATGAAAGACGAAAAAGGTCGTCCTACACGTAAGGCAGCATCGCTTAAACGATGGAATTGTAAATAGGAGATACTATGGAAGATGATATTAAGCAGGATAAAAAGCTTATTAAACGAGCTTTTGGAATGCATGATAAGCAAGAACACAAAGGTCAACATACCGATTTATCTAAACTAAAAACAGGTGGAAAAATTATGAAGAAACACAAAATGAAAGAAGGAAGCGCTGCAGAAGAACGTGGCGAAAGCAAAGCTTTTGAAGCTAAAGAAGACGAATCAAAAGAAATGCGTAAAGGCGGTAAAGTTAAAAAAATGGCTAAAGGTGGTATGGCTGAAGTTATGGGTCCAAAATCAATGTCTAAAGATGTTGAAGCTGGTTCTAATAAACTTAAAAGCTTTGGTGAATCTAAAGTTCAAAAACGTGGTGATACTAAAGGTAAAAACTTAGGTGATTCAGGTCCAACAAGAATGTGCGGTGGTGGTATGAAGAAAATGGCACGTGGTGGTGGTATTGAATCTAAAGGCAAAACTAGAGGACGTTTCTGCTAATCATGGCTAAAGATGATTATAAAGGTCCAACACCAGAAGAAATGGATCGAGCAGCTAGAATGATGGAAAAAAATATTCCTCCAGTTGCTCCATCTAAACTAGAACCAAAAGCTCCAGTACCTCCTGTTACTATACCAGTTAAAAAAGCTAAAGGTGGTAAAGTTAGAGGTCATGGTATGGAATCAAAAGGTAAAACAAAAGGTAAATATATTTAAGGAGTAATAAAATGGCTTATAAACATCATGATGAACACGTAGCACAACACGAAGATGGTGGTCACAAACATCATTCAAATATGTATGGCGCTCACGCAGCTGGTCATAAAAAACATGCTGACCACATTAAAACTATGGGTGCTGGTGCAGTATCTGAACACGGTGATCAAGAGTGGCCTACTCACGGTAGACAGGACTAGTAATGATGGCCTCTCGTGGTATGGGGGATGTTAATCCCTCAAAAATGCCCAAGGCCAAAAAGATTGTCCGAAAAGACAATCCTAATGACGTTGAGGTATATAAAAAAGGTGGAGCCGTTTGGGATAAACCTAGACCTAAATCATTAGGTAAACCTAAATCTATGTCTGCTGATAAGAAGTCAAAAGCTAAAGCTATGGCTAAAGCAGCTGGTAGACCTTATCCAAACCTAGTAGATAATATGAGAGCTGCAAAGCGTAAATAATGGCATATACTTCTGGTACTTCTGCATTTAATTTAACTTTATCTGAAATCGTTGAAGAAGCTTTTGAACGATGTGGTAAAGAACTTCGTACAGGTTATGATTTAAGAACCGCTAGACGTTCACTTAATATACTTACTATTGAGTGGGCTAACAAAGGTATTAACCTATGGACTGTAGAAGAAGGTCAAATACCATTAGTTCAAGGTCAGATTAGTTATCCATTACCTGTAGATACTA